TTAGAATTGCTTGAGGATAAACTCAAGCATATGGGTATGATGGGACAGTGGTACCAAAGATATGATATATCTCAAGCTGCTGAAGAATCAAAGAAAATTATTAAAGAACTGAAAAAGGAATTAGACCCGCCATGTGGTATGAGTAGAAAATAGAATGGGAGGTAGCCATGGCGTTACTCGAAGATATAGTTGATTTTTGTAAGAAAGAATTGAGTATACCTCAAGAGATTTTAGTATCTATAGAGGTAGAAGATATATCAGAAGATAATGTTAAAGGTTGGACCACTGATTCTGCAGAAGATGATGAGTACGATATTGAGATTGATACAGGTCTTAGTTTCAAAGAAACTATCTTAACCTTGTGCCACGAGATGGTACATGTCCAACAACTTCACGAAAACCGTGAGCTTGATGAAAATGAAGCTTACGAAAAAGAGAGTGTATTATATAAAAAATATATAAATAACTCTCAGTAGTTAATCCCTACTTAAAAAAGGATATTTTTGTTTAAATAAAAAGGAAAGTAATATGTTTAAAAAACTACTAGTCGCGACGGCGGCAATGGCAGTATCCGCAACTTCGCTTGCAGGTATTAGTCTTTCGGGTTTGTATGAGGGTACCTTAGATTCACATGGTACATATACCGATGACATTCATACTACAATGAAGGGAACATCAGGCGCATCGAGCGTTACTGTTGTTTTAGATAAAGACTTCAGTGTAGATGACATGTGGGTAGAGAGCACAGCTGGTGTTCTTACTCTAAAAATTGGTGACTGGTCAGGAGATGATCCTGATGTAACGAAGATTGGCGTTAGCACTACACTAGGTGCATACACAGTTGGTCTTAGTCAAGTAAGCGGTGGTTCAACAGAAGTTGACGCAAGTGGAACAATTGGTGGCATTGCATTAGCAATGACTAATGTTACAGCTGACACAAGAGAAACTACTGCATCAATTACATCTGCTGGTGTAACTGCTAAAGTGGTACACAACAAAGTCACAGCAGGACACAACTCTGAAGTAACAGTTGGAACTACTGTTATGGGATTAGGTCTTGAAGCAGTTATGGATAGAAATGCTGGTGCAACGAATGACAATGAATTTTCAGTGTCTCGTGCTATTGGTACTCTAGGTACGGTTAAAGGTATTTGGAATAAGACAGACGCTGCAACACCTGTAACCACAAAAACTGTTGAGTTAACTCGCGGTATTTGGACAGGTTCATGGAAACAAATTGATAGTGCAGATGCCACAGTTTCATTAAAGGCAAAACTATCGTTCTAACTTAATATCGGTGGTACGGTACTGAGTAACTTGGGGGACTTTCCTTATTAGGTCCCCCATCCTTAAATTATTGGAGACATGATGGAATATAATAATACAAAACTAATGAGCGAACACTATAAGCAAGATGGTAGTGTTGCAAAAATTTATCAAGTAGTAACAGGAATGGATGGTGAACATTCATTTTTTTCAATCACATATAAAGACCCAGCAGGTAACAGAATAATGCAAGAAGATTTTCCATATAAAGCTCTAGGCTATGTTGAAGATGCAGCAGAGAACTGGTGTTTGGGTATAAAATTACTAAAGGGATAATATGGCAGATTTTGATTTCGGGTTTACGCTGGTCGATGAAGATGAATTAGAAGTTGCACAAACAGCAACAGCTTCAGCGGCAGAGGCATCAACAACTCAAGATAGACTAGACAGTCTATATAACGCTATCACACCATTACTCAATAACCTTAAGGCTAATCCAGAAAAACAAATGATTAAATGGCCTAATCGTGTTGAGAAGGTAGAAGCATTTGAAGATCACATTTATAAAATATATAAAGGTTAGTATGTACAAAGGCATATATTCATGTTATAATATAACTTACACACACTAAATAGGATTTACATTATGGCAAAACGTAAGATGAGTGAAGAGCAAAGAGCGGCCGCAGCGGCTAATCTAGCAAAGGCAAGAGCAGCAAAAAAACCTGCTGCATATAAAAGTATAGCACCTAATGTTGTTGCATTAGATGACGACCACGGTTTATCTCTAGTAAATGTCAAGAGATATATTAAAGCAACCACAGAAAAGATGGCAGCATATAGACGTGGTATCCAAACTGGTGAGAGAGGTGCAATTGCCAAGTATGAATCGGCAAGAGTATACAAAAATCATTGTCAAACTTATCTAAGAGAAGGTGTATGGTCTCTTGACTTCTATGGTGAAGATGAAGAGAAGCCAGTATTTTGGGCTACACTTGTTCCAGCTTATGACAGAGATGGGAATCAAAAATTAGTGAGGATCTAAATAAGAAAGCATTCTCAGGTTTAGTTGAAACATATGTTCGTACTCACAGAGGCTGTCCATACATGGATGCTGTTATAACTGTATGTGAGGACAACGAGATCGATCTTAGAGACAGTAAAAAACTGATCTCAAAGGAGATAGTGGAACATATAGAGTTTGAAGCAAAAAAACTTAATCTACTGCAAGGTGGGCATTCTGTTCAATTGCCTATATGAGAATGACAGGATATGAGGCCTTTACATTACATAACGCAATTAACCTCCACTTTAATGGATCTTACGATTGCTTTAAGTATAATTTTAAAACTAACGTAACTGAAAAGACGTATTGGAAAAGGCCAGATAAATTTCAGTTAACGAAGATTGGTAAAAGGTTTAAGAGTAAAGATGATATTATTATGTACTTTGCTGCACATCAAGTAGCAGGTAATAAGTACAGCGGTGATATGATCAGAGACGAAGAGACTTATACCAAGTTCCTAAAAGTTATAGATAGTATGTCTTATGTATTTAGGAATGAGTTAGAACAGATTTCAGATGTAAAGTTTGATGATCTCTTGGAGATACAAGATACATATCCAAGAATTGTCCAGCTTCATCTCGAAGGCACGGTTTCATTAGAGACTGTGTGTATTATCAATAAGCTTACAGGATTTATTGATAGGGCGAACAAACAGATCACAGAGACTATTCTATGGCCTGATTTGTTCAAGAAGATATCAAAGTATCAATCTTTCTTAAAGTTTGATGACAATAAGTTTAAAGGAATTATTGTTGATATCTTTAAATAAGTATGTACTTTTGCAAAAAGTATGTTATAATATACAATGATACAAATTAATATAAATTTTTAAAGGAGAAGTATAATGAGTTTTGCAGACTTAAAGGCGAAAGCTAATGACATGAGCGCATTAGTTGGTGCGGCCGGAACAGGCACCAATGAGAAGAAATCATATGGCGACGATCGTATGTGGAAACCCACGGTAGATAAAGCAGGTAACGGTTATGCTGTTATTCGTTTCTTACCGACTGTTGAAGGTGATGACTTACCTTGGGCTAAATACTGGGACCACTTCTTTCAAGGACCAACTGGACAATGGTATGTTGAGAAATCACTTACTACTATTCAGAAGGACGATCCTGTGTCAGAGATGAATTCTAAACTTTGGAATACAGGTATTGAAGCTGACAAAGATTTAGCACGTAAACGTAAGCGTAGATTACATTATGTGTCAAATATCTATGTTGTCTCAGATCCTGAGAATCGTGAGAACGAAGGTAAAGTATTCTTATATGGATACGGTGCTAAGATCTTTGAGAAGATCATGGATAGCATGCAACCTAAGTTTCAAGATGAATCACCAGTTAACCCATTTGATATGTGGAAAGGTGCTAACTTTAAAATGAAGATCGCTAATGTTGCTGGTTACAGGAACTATGACAGATCTGAGTTTGCTGCTGCTGAAGCGTTACATGCCGATGACAATGTGCTCGAAGGTATTTACAATAAGCAGTATGCACTAAGTGAGTTTACTGATCCATCATCATTTAAATCTTACAGTGAACTTAATCTTAAGTTGACACGTGTGTTAGGTGAGGAAGTTAAAATGTCAGCAGTCGAAGATGATGCTCCATTTAATGATGCACCTGCAATGTCTGATCCTGTTGCAACTGCAGCAGATCCAATCGCAAGAGCGGATTCGGACAATGATGATACTATGAGTTATTTTGCTAAACTAGCAGCTGAAGCTTAAGAGTTAATCAGTTATTGAGAAGGGGACGAAAGTCCCCTTTTTTAATATCCGCTATAAGACATGCCATAATTTAAATCCATATGGTCGTGGATAGTCATTGTGGCTTTAGTAGGTGTTCCGTCAGAATATAAGTGTTGAATAACTGTTACAGCACCTTTACCATTAGATAAGTCTGTATGGTTATGATTGACAAATGGCTTTTCTGATCTTTGTTTACCATCAAGATAATTGTTCATGTTTTGTTCTTTAGCAGCTAAAGCTAATCTTGCTCGTATTGCTCCGATACCACCTCTTCTTAAAGGACCTAGATCATCTAATCTTTTAGTCTCAGCTTCATCAGCTAATATTTTTTGAATTTCGCCACTTAATAAACCAGTATTAGCAAATCTATCAACCACTTCCGATCTGAAGAAATCCATTGGTTCAGAACCCAAGCCAATATAACTTTCACCCATTGCTGCAACTTGTGCTACTAATGGGTTTGGTGTAGGAGGATGTCTACCTTCGTGTGTACGAAATTCACCAGGTATTTGACCGTTTACTGTCATTCCTAATCTATCTGTTAACCAATCTGGCAATAATCTTATAACAGCACTTTTGATAGATTGACCAAAATCTCTTATGCCATTCCAAACTTTCATTACACCACGTTCTACTCCGTCAAACCAGTCCGGTGCTGTCCATTCTAAGCTTGTACCACCAAAAAATGTATTATTAGTTGGATTATATATTGCATTACCGACCTCACTAAAGAAGTGCTTTATCTTTCCCATAGCTTGATCCCATGCAGCAGTTATTGAAAAATTACCAGGATCCCACGATATAAATCCATTAAAGAGTTTAGCTTGTACAGCTCCATGATTTCCTGACCGAGCTTCTGTACCTGGAGTGAAAATGAAATCACTAATAATCCTAGTTATTTTAAGAAAGAATCCATCCACATGAGCAAATGCATTGGCGACCGCTGCAGTAGAATCTTTTAATCCTGCAGTAATCTTATCACCACCGATATAACCTGCAATAGCACCAATTGCCATTCCTACTAAACCACCAATAATTGCACCAGGAATTGCACCAACACCGCCAAATAGAAATCCTATTGCGCCGCCGATTGTAGCACCTAAACCACCAACTTTAAACGATTGCTTTATTGAATTCCACATTCCTTCGCCGGAACCACCTAGCATTTTACCGATTGCACCTTCTAAACCATCAGCTTTAAATCCAGATATAAAATCTTTAATTGCACCAGTTGTTAATGCTATTACAGCACCACCAAGTAAAAATGGTAGGGCTTTATATAACATAAATGCTTTAGCTAATGATCCAAGTAAACTTTTTTTCTTAGGTAGTGCCGAATTAGGATCAGGTAAAGCTAACATTGGTTGTGCCTGATCGATAACATTTAGCTTTTTCATTTCACGCTTATCTTCAATAGCCGCTCTTTTATCGTTCAATCTATTCTCTTGTTCAATCTTAAATTGTTTTTTGTCGTTTTCTAATAAACCTTTCCAAAAGTTTGCCTGGTCAATTAAAATTAGATTTTGATTATTGATTAAATTAGCTAGAGTAGATAATCCAACATGTTTGTCAGCTACCTTAACACTAACTTTCTTTTTATATTTTGCTGCTTCCTTAGCTTCTTTGTTAGAACGCTTAGCTCTTTTACCACTTTCAGTAACTGCTTCACCGGCCTTTTGACCAGCTATACCTGCCTTGAGTCTTCGTTTAAAGTCTTCACCTGCATCAAGAAATTGAGGATCTTGCGAAGCTTCTAATCCGCCAGCTTGTTCGGATGCTTGCCTATCTCTAAACTCCCTATTAGCTAGTTGTTCGCGGACATTATCTTGATTCAACTTTCTTAGTTGACTAGATATTTCCTGCAGTAGTGTTATATTGTCCTTAGCCATTTTGTTTCTTTATCCTTTCGTTTTCAGTTTTGACATACTCTTCTACAAGGGAGATATATATTTCCCTTTCCCATGGTAGCATATCATCTAACTCAGTTATACTAAAATTGTGTTGTTGCATCAATACAAAA